CGAGTTATAGGGTATGTATATGAAGGGGTGATGTTTGCGAACATCGCCCCACGCCCGGCCACCATCAGGCGAGACGCCCCGCGGGGTAATTGGCTCGTGTGAGCCGGGCGAAACTACAACGACAAGCAGACCAACGCGGCAGTCCTGTGCAATGCGCATGGCAACGGCGCTGCTTGTCTTTGCATCGCCAGTGGCGCGCCTCCTCCGCGACTCTGGCGTATCGGCGGCGGGTTGAGCAACGGACAGATAAACCGGGCCTTATGGGCTGCTCCCCGCCGCTTTCGTTATTCGGGCTGCGCTCAGGGTAAGCGCGCGATCCTTGCAAGATTGCTGAGTTGGGTTCGAGTCCCAGGCGGTCCACCAGTTCGCGGATATAGCTCAGAGGCAGAGCAGTCTGCTTCCACCCGATGCGCGGGATTTCGATATTCCCTATCCGCGCCAATCCGCCCGTGTAGCTCAGTTGGTAGAGCGCCTGCCTTGTAAGCAGGATGTCCGGGGTTCGATCCCTCGCTAGGGCACCAATCACCTGGGTGTAGCTCAGTCGCGCAGAGTGCCGGCCTTGGAAGCCGGAGGCCGCTGGTTCGAGTCCAGCCTCCCAGACCAGACTATGCCTCATAATCCTAGCAGATCGTCTCGCCCTTCGCGCCCAAGTTGGTCAGACACGAGCTTCCCGGCTTTGCCTACTGTCTCCCATGACCCCATGGGGATGATTGCCACGTCGCGTTTCTCGACGGCAATCTTGATGAGCGCCATCTCGCCCGCAATGCGGTGGATTGGTCGATACTTCGTGCGCCCGGCCTCGATGTCTTCATATGTTCGGAGCGGGAGTCCCATCTCCTCCGCCATTCTGGCTTGCGTCACGCCGGCCATATGTCTCATGTAAGACAGTCCGTTCGTTGCCATTGAAGCGACCTCCGTGATTTGATACATTCTTGGGAGCCGGAGAGGTGGCTAGACCCCTCCGGCCCCCGGTTACCGGCTAATCGAGACTGTCAGTCTCCACTTGCCGATCCGGACTTGGAAGGTGAGCTTAGCGCTCATGGTTGCCTCCTAGTCCTGCCGAAGCGGGATTGCTTCGGTGATTTGTTATCCCACGAAAATCGTGGGCATGCAAGCAAAAACCACGAAAATCGTGGGTTATTTTTAGGCCGTCCGACTTATCACCGGACGGCTTTTTTGCACACTTGGTGTGCCCGCCTGCTAGGTGCATCACATGGCAAGACCCGACCAGCGAAGTGAATGCGCCGCTGAATACCGACGCCTCTATAAGACCGCCCGCTGGCGGAGGGTGCGCGAGGCTAAGCTATCGCAGGATCCATTGTGCGAGTGGTGTTTGGAGCGCGAAGACGTAACGGTAGCGACAGAGGTTCACCACGCCGACGGGGGGCACAAGGGCGATGAGACCAAGTTCTGGTCTGGTCCTTTTGTTTCTACCTGCGCTCCGTGTCACTCGTCGCGGGGGCAGCGTGAAGACCTCGGACAGACTGTCGTCCGGTTCGGGCCTGACGGATGGCCTATTTAGGCCGTGCCACAGTAAGAAATATCGGCCACTAAACGCCCATTACCACACAAGTTTCGATTCACGAGTCGGGTCCGTCAAAATTTTTCCGAGTATGGGGCGGGGGCGGTCGAAAACTCGACGACTGCTCGCCCCGCGGACCAGCGCCCCCGCATCGCGCGCACGTCCACAATTCAGAATATGACCCCTGCAACGAGGATTGAGCCATGGCGAGGCCTAGAACGCCTCTTGCCAAGGCGGCAGTAGAGGCCAGCGACAAAAAGAATCCGCAGCGCTTCAAAAAGCGCACCGAGCCCAAGGCTAACGGGCCTCTCGGCGCTCCGCCGAAGTGGCTGGTGGATACCGATACGAGCAAGGCGAAGTCTGCCTGGCTGCTTTTTCAGAAAGAGATTCCTTGGCTGACGGAGTCGCACCGGATGCTAGTCGGCATGGCCGCCAACATTCAGGGGCGCATCATGGCCAATCAGGACGTTGGCGTTCAGGCGATGAATCTCCTGAGGCAATGCCTCGGGCAGATGGGTGCGACGCCTTCCGACGCCAGCAAGATTACGGTGCCAGAAGGTGACGAGGAAGACCCAGACGACGCCCTGTTCAACAGGTAGCGCCCTTGCGCGCGTGAACGCATATGCGCAGGCTGTTCTCGATGGTGATATTATCGCCGGCCCCCATGTGCGCAATGCCTGCCGACGTCACTTTGACGATCTGGAAAAGGGTGGCGAGCGCGGCCTTTGGTTTGATGAAGACGCCGCCGAGCATGTGTTCCGGTTTTTTGAGCAGGGCCTGAAGCTATCCGAGGGCCAGTTTGATGGTGTGCCTTTCAACCTGCATCCTTCGCAAGCATTCAAGCTTGGATCGATATTCGGCTGGAAGCGCGAGGGCGGCAGTCGCCGCTTCCGCACGGTCTACATCGAGGAAGGTAAAGGCAACGGAAAGTCGCCTTTTGCTGGTGGTGTCGGTCTGTATGGCCTGACTGCTGACGGGGAGGCCGGTGCACAGATTTACGCAGCGGCCGCTAAGAAAGAACAGGCTGCGATCCTTTTTCAGGACGCCTGCAAGATGGTCCGGCAGTCGCCGGCGCTGTTGAAGCGCGTTAAGTTCAGCGGCGGCATCGGCAAAGAGTTCAACATCGCGCACCACGCGTCGCAGTCGTTCTTCAGGCACATCTCGAAAGAGGCAGGCAAGACTGGTTCTGGTCCGCGCCCGCACTTCGCCCTTTGCGACGAGGTGCATGAGCACCCTGATCGCGGTATCATGGAGATGTTGCAGCGCGGCTTTAAATTTCGCCAGCAGCCGCTGCTTTTGATGATTACGAACAGCGGCAGCGACAGGAACTCAGTCTGCTGGGAGGAGCGCGAGCGCGCGGTTCGGGTTGTTGCCGGCACTAAGACGCCGGACGACGACTTCACCTATGTCGGAGAGACGTGGGAAGGGAGCGACACTGTCTTCGCTTACGTCTGCTCACTCGACAAGGATGACGATCCGCTTGAGGATCCGTCATGCTGGGTGAAGGCGAACCCGCTTCTCGGCACGATCCTGACCGACGAGTATCTGGCGGGCGTTGTGGCGGAGGCAAAGGAAGTCCCCGGCAAGCTGAACAACGTGTTGCGCCTGCATTTCTGCGTCTGGACAGACGCCGACAAGGCGTGGATGCCGCGTGCGACCGTCGACAAGGTGATGTCCGACTGGGATTTGCCCTCCGACGGCCCGCTGCTCTTGGGTGTCGACCTTTCCGGCACGAAGGACATGACTGTCGTGGCCTGCGTGCAGCCGACCGGGTTTAAGACGGTAACGCGCGAGGGCGGTGAAACCACCGAATTGCCGACCTACGACGCATGGATTGAGGCGTGGACGCCCGGCGATACGCTTGCGGCGCGCGTTCTGGCCGATAAGCAGCCATACGATGTGTGGGTTCGGGATGGCTATCTGAATGCTCCCGAAGGTCCGCGCATCCGTTTCGACATCGTCGCGGCGCGCGTGGCAGAACTTGACCGCCAATACGACATCCAGTCGATCGCATACGACAACTACGCCTATTCGGCCTTCAAGGACGAACTGGACGTGTTTGGTGTAGATGCCGAGCAGTTGCCGCACCCTCAAGGTGGCAAGGTGCGAGCCAGGTCGTCTGAAGAAAAGATCGAGGCGGCGAAAGCCGCAGGCGAGAAGCCTCCATTGGGGCTGTGGATGCCCGGGTCAGTCACTGAGCTTGAAAACCTCATCATCGATGGGCGCATTCGGCTTCGGTCAAATCCGGTCTTGATGACCGCCCTGATGGGCTCGACGTTCAACCACCCGCCCGACCCTCACGGCAATCGCTGGTTTGTAAAGACGCGCGCCAGCGTGCGTATCGACGCTGCCGTGGCTTTGGCAATGGCGGTTGGGGCTGCGGCGGACAAGCCCACGCAGAAGCAAGATATCGACGATTTCGTGAACAACATCGTCACCGTCACATGGTGACGTGAACAAGGAGCGGCCATGGGCCTTTTGACCTGGCTGGGGAAGCCGTTCGGTCTGCTTTCCGGCCCGTGGCGCGCGTTCTTCGGGATGTCGACGCCCAGCGGGGAGACCGTCACATATGACCATGCGCTACAGCTCGATGCTGTCTGGGCGTGCGTGAACCTGATTTCCAACGCCGTGAAGACGCTGCCTTGCAATGTCTACAAGGGCGACGGCGTGATCATGGACATAGGAAACCCGCTGTATGAATTGCTACACGACATGCCGAATCTGGACGACAGCGCGTCCGATTTCTGGGGCATGGCGGCGCTTTGTCTTTGTCTGGACGGGAACTTTTTCGCGGAGAAGAGGCGGGTAGGTGAGCGGCTGGTTGCGCTTAATCCGTTGAACCCGCTTTCCGTTGAGGTGAAGCGCGACTCGCGCGGCCGTCGCGTTTACGAGGTGACTGAGCAGTACGAGAACGGCAAGAAGGGCGGTGTCCGCAAGATTGCTGAAGACAACATGCTGCATGTCCGCGGCATGGTTATGCCGGGGCAGGATCGTGGTCTGTCGCCAATCGCCGCGCAGCGGAATGTCATCGGCAACGCGATGGCGGGAGAGAAGTCGGCGGGGCGGCTCTACAAGAGCGGTCTTATTTCAACGACCTTCCTCATGTCCGACCAGACGCTGAAGCCTGAGCAGCGCAAACAGATCGCGGATTCACTCGGTGCGTTCGCTGGCGCAGATAAGGCAGGCGGCATTGCGGTCCTGGAGGCCGGGCTCACGCCGCACTCGTTGAACATCAACCCGAAAGACGCGCAGCTTCTGGAGGCGCGGCAGTATTCGGTTGAGCAGATTTGCCGAATTTTTGGCATCCCCCCAGTGATGATTGGTCATGCGGCCAATGGCACGACAACGTGGGGGAGTGGGATTGAGCAACTGATCCTGCAATTCACGAAAACCTGCCTGACGCCGCTGCTGCGCTCTATCGAAAGCGCGATCTATCGCGACTTGCTGGATACGAAAACGCGCAAAACGACCGTCGTCAAATTCAATATGGAAGGGCTCCTGCGGGGTGACAGCGCCGCGCGGGCGGAGTTCCTGTCCAAGATGGTTACGAACGGCATCTACACGCCGGACGAGGCGCGTGCCTACGAAAACAAGGCTCCAGAACCCGGCGGCGCTCGCCTGATAGTGCAGGGCGCGATGGCCCCGCTTGAAACGCTGGGCCATAACGGTGGCCCACTCCTGGATACGCCGACGGCCGATCCCGACAAACGCGCCGCTTAAGGAAAATCATGAAATTTGAAAACCTGATGGCCGCCTTTGAGGCGGAGCCTTGGGCTATTCAGCGCGAAAAGCTTGGCTTGCTGGCTGATGTTATCGTAGCGCGCGCTCAGGGCGAGAAGTTGGTGGACTCGGAAGTCGCTACGGCCATTTCCGACGCTCGCGCCCGCGAAGTCGCCAGTATCGACGGTGCGGTGGCTGTTGTTCCGGTCTATGGCGTTCTGGCGAACAAGATGGACGCTTTCTCCGCCATGAGCGGCGGCACGTCCTATGCCGGCATCAAGAAGGCCCTGCACGCTGCGCTGTCTGATGACGACGTGAAGGCCGTCGTTCTGGATATCGACAGCCCCGGCGGCTCGGTGCCCGGCACGGAGGAACTTTCCAACGAAATTCGTAGCCTGCGTGGCGGCGAGAAGCCGATCATTGCGCATGTCAATTCGCTGGCTGCAAGCGCAGCCTACTGGATTGCGGCGTCTGCGGACGAGATAGTCGTAACGCCTTCCGGGCGAGCCGGTTCCATCGGCGTCTATACAGCGCACGACGACATTTCGGTTGCGTTGGAAAAGCGCGGCATCAAGCGCACCTACATCAGCGCCGGCAAAC